TTAAACCGTAGTAAAATGCTGGAAACACTGGAAAAAGCGTATAACCTGCCAATCAACATTACTCGCACAGCAGAGGAAATCGACGAAGCATCAGACGCAGCAGCACAAGCCACAGTTGACGCCCAGAATGCAGGTATGCAAGCCCAAATGATTATGGACGATAACAAAGAACAGGCGAAAGCCGCTGCACAAATTGCTATAAACGATAACAAATAACCAATGGAGGCAAATATGGAAAAAGAAGTTGTGAACGTATCACGGATTCCAACACCACGTGAATTAAAACCTAATTACTGGGGTGCTGAAAAAATCGCTGGTGTGATTAAAAAAGAATCCGAAGTTTTAGAGGACATTATGGAATGTTTGGGTTGTATGGATAACCAAGAGGACGCTGGCACTATCAAACAACTCAGTGAAATTGCGTCTGGTATCAAAGGACATATCGAAAAATTGCAAACAATTATGAAAGCATACGATGGAATAAAATAAGGTGTTAAAATGGCAAACACAACGGCACGCGACAATCTTTTAGTTGAAATGTTTTTGCAATACTGGAAATACCCAGTAAAGCCAACATTTCAAGACAGTCAAGGACAAGACCTCGACGATAATTCGGTTGAGGCGTTGACTTTGGCTATGTATGAAACAACCAAAAACGAAGCGTTGATGGTGTATCCGTGGCGTTCCGCACAAAAGTTCGTATTCTTGGACAACCCGCAACCAAATGAAACTGGCGATGGAAAATACAAATATGTATTCACATTGCCAGAGGATTTTTTAACAGCCAATGGATTTTGGAGGGACCAAAAACGCGAACAGCCAATTCAAAATGGTGTTGATATTATCGGTAATCTTGCAAAAACAAATAAATCCGCTTTCTTGCTGCAATATACAGCAAATATGAAAGAGGAGGAAGCAAAGTTGGACCCTTGGGTTATCGACTGGATTAAATTATATCTGGCTGCAAACCTGGCTGATATAGGTGGTGTTGACCCAGCAACAAAACAATTCTTGCTTCAAGATTTGCAATTCAGGGAACCAATCCTGAAAAACAAAGATTTTGAAATGTCCCATCACGACGAAACAATCGGGAACGAGGACCAGTTTTTACACGATTGGTATTAAAAGGTGGATTAAATGACGCTAAAAAGAAAATTATTGACAATCAGTAAAGGTCAAATATCGCCCGATTTGGTAGAAAGAACAGATATTGCAATCCTTGATAAGTCAGGTCAAAAGATATTAAATTATTACAATTCAAAGTATGGTGCATTAAAATCCGCACCTGGAACCAAACTTGTTATTGCGTTCAATGGTATCAAAAAATGCAAAATGCAAAAAATCAAACTTGCTAATATGCAAGAGGGATTTATTTTATTCAATGGCACAGACCACACAATATCGGTCTATAATAACCGTGCAGAATTATTATCAAACGTTTTAGGTGTTGCGTGGCTGAATGAAAATAATATTGAAAATGTTATTTTGGCACAAAACCAAGATTTGATTCTGGTTGCCACTGGCGACAACCCGATTATGCAGATAAATATAAATAATATTGCAGCAATCACAGCGTCTGTCTTTTCAATATCTATGAATAGTATATTAAAATCTGCGTCTATCACGATTCCTGCGGTGGACCCATTGGTATTTCGTATGGGGAATTCAGGATTGCCAGCGGACCCGTCTAGTTTGGGTATTACGGTGGGCGATTTGGTTTATGCAAATTCAGGAACAGCAAACCCAAATACAACGTTCCCTTGGGCATTAAAACGTTTAGACCAAATTGCAAGTTTGACACGCTGGAATATAACGGGTGCAACAGTAAATAACGCTGGAACAGATTATGTCGATGGCGATATTGTTGAACTTGCCAATGGTGCACAATTTGAATACAATAACGGAACATTGACACCTTTAAACCCATCTGCAATTTACGAAACAAACCCAGCAGGAACTGATTTGCCAGTGATGGGTGGAAGCGGAACAGGTATGACGATTGACGTTACAAGTGCCAATATTACGACAATTTGGACAGACGTAAATTACACACCATCTGTTGACGACGCAATCCGCGACGTATGGAATAATGCGATTTGGGTATATTCTGGTTCTGGCTGGGCACACCCAACAGCAAACACAGACCAAACATACGGGACGCAATGGTATAATTCTGCGGTATCTGGTATTGTTAAAATTACCGCCAAAGATAACGGAACACTGTTTTCTTTGACCGCACCAACAGGAATCGACCCAACAGCGTATGCACAGGGTATTTTATACGGAATGACATTTGATGGACTGAATGCAATCGGTATGTTGCAAATTCAATCTATAACTGGAAGCGTATCAGGTCAAACCTATAATGTTAAAACTATTGACGGACAAACATTGGTATCATTTGATAAAAACTATACCAATTCTAGTCCTGCAACAAGTTTTACAATTAAATATTCCGAACAGCCAGTGTTTTCAGGCGACAGACCATTTACCGCTGCAAACCCAACAGAACAGACCAATTACCCAACGTCAATTCTGTTTTATCAGCAACGTTTGATTATCGGTGGAACAAGTTTTAATCCGTCCCAAATGATATTCTCTGAATTGGGTAAATATAATTCATTCAAAGACGAATATTACAGCAGTTCAGCGTTCCAGTTGATTATTGGTTCAACAGAAAAAGAACAGATTAAAAGAATCTTGCTGAACCAAGGTATTCAGATATTTACAACCAACAACGAATGGTTGATGGGCGACCAGACAATAACCCGTAATTCTGGGTTTATACGTAATTCGTCCATCGGAACGTCTGGTGTTGAACCTGTTATTGCTGCAAACGGAACCACATTATTCGTCCCAAAGAACGGAAAGGGTTTGATTGGATTTACCTATAATTTCCAAACAGCCAGTTATTCCACACCGTATATTTCATTATTTACGGATTTGTTAGACACAGGAATCGTTGATATTTGCCAGAAACGCGGACTGGATTCAACAGACGATACATTGCTTTATATTTCAATGGTCGATGGTTCGTTGGTAATTGGAAACTATTTACAAGAACACGAAATTCAAGCGTTCTGCAAACGTTCTAATCCAAACGCAATATTCAAACAAACGATTCAATGCGACGGTCAAGTTATTCACTTGGTTGACCGCAATGGAAATACGGACCTTGAACTGATTGACGAAACATTATACACAGAAGCAGCGGCTTATTCTGTTGCATATAATCGCTATACTGGTATAATTACATTGTCAACACCTATTTCATACAATGGACAATCGTTGAATGTTTATGACGAATTGCATAATTACGTTGGAACATTCCCTGTTGAAAATGGGCAAATCACAGTTCCAGGCGACGTTGCACCGATTGGAATATCAGAAGTTGGGTATAATATACACAGTGAATTTATCAGTAATCCACAAAATATAAATGCCCAAACAAAGACAATTTATAAATCCATAACAGCGATTCGTTTGGCTTTGACAACAGAAACGAACCCTGCGTATTTGAAAGTCGAAAACAAATCGGCAAGTTGGGTAAAAGACAATTTGGCTGAATATCGTCGTTTGATACGTCCGACACGCGACGCAAGATTCCACGTAACAAACGATATATACCCAGTCGAAATACTATCTATGGAAATTGAAATAGAGGCGTAAAAATGGCATTGACATACACAACAGACAACACATACGCAGTCGCAAACTATAATATGTCTGCGATTCCACAAATTACACCGCCAAATATGACGTTGATTCCCAACGCCCAGAAACCAGACGTTATGTCGTTCTTGGTTCCAAAGACGGCTGGACCAATGTCTGCATATTCAAAATCGGGTTATGAAATATCTGTGCCAAAAGATACACCGTTATCAGCACTTGGTTCCGTGCCAAAATCTGCACAACCATCTATACCAGAAACCGCACCATCGGCAGGTGTAACAAACATTTCTTATACAATGCCATCGTATAACAGTGCTGAATTGGACAAGTTCCGTTCCATTTGGGGTTCAAGTGGGGACGACCAAGCAGATTATAATCGCTATGTTAAAATGGCTGGTTATGCAAAAATGGGTTCTGCTGCATTGCAAGGTATAGGTGCAGTGGCGGACGCATACCAATATACACAATTACGTCGTGAAACCGAGGGGACCAAAGACCAATACGAAACCCAAAAGAAAATAATCGACACAAATATCGACAAAACCGAATCGGCTTTGATGGAAAATCTTATGAGTAATATGGCTGATTTGGACGTTATGTCGGCTGCAAAAAACGTTGATTTATCGTCCCAAGCCATAGCAGGCGATAAAGCAAAAGGTGCGATGGACCTTGGACGTGATATTGCAGATATGAGAACAAATGGTGCTTTACAAAAGGCAGCACTTGATTTAGAATATGCAATGAACGTAAGGAAAGCGAAACAACAAGAAATCAACAGTTATGTCAACGCTGGATTACAGATTGCTAGCACAGCAATTTCATTATTATAAGGGAGGACACCGTGGCAAAACTTTATCAAGACCAAAATATTCAATTATCACGCGGTCCAATCATACAACCAGAAAAACAAGCCAGCATAGGTGCTGCATTTGCGAAGTTTGGTGCTGCTGCACTGGACGAAGTTGCAAAAAATAACTTTGCACTTGGACACGCAAATTTAGTCAATTCGATTATCACAACCGCCTATGAAGCAAATCCAACGGACTTGAAACGCTTTAATGAAATGGTGCAATCTGGTATTGAAAAATCCACAAAGAATTTACCAGGGGAAATGTCCCGTAAAATCAGATTGGACGCTGAAAAGAAAGCACTTGCCTTGAATAAGCAGATTCAAAACAATATGGTTAAAGCCGCCAATGCTGAATTGCAAAAGAAAACACAGACAGCGGTTGACGATATTACTGGCAATGGTCCAATGGGAATGAATGCGTTGAATGACGCAATGATGGAGGCATTTATAAATCGGGACGAGGAGGGTGCAGCAGCCACACGTCAATTATGGGATTTACAACACAAAAGATTATCAAACTTGGCTGAATTGAAAAACGCCAGCGGAAGTTATGTCATTGGAACAGCAACCGAACGCAACCTGTATAAGCAAGGTTTGTTTGGAAAAGTCGATTCGTTCAGACACGCCATCGAACAGTTGCCAAAAGACGGTTTGAAAAAGTTTGACGAGGAAGTATTTCAAAACAAAGACGGATTCGTTAAAGCGTATGGTATTGACGATAAGACCTATGACGACCTTGAAAAACTTATGAAAGCACGTCGCAAAGCGTTTGACGCACAGGACAAACGAGAAATCAAATCACAGGATTATTTCAAATTGTCCCAGTTATCAGCAATCGGGGACGACGAATTGGCAGATATTGAAAAACGTGATTCGGTTACACCTGAAACAATCGAACTGATAAAAAAAGCAAAACGTCAAGCAGAAAAAGCAGGTGCCAGTAAAAACGCTGCATATAACTTTGGGGACCAGAACGAGGGCTTTCTTGCTGCAATTATGGAAATGCAGGACGTGGTTACGTCAAAAGACGATGGTTCGCCTGAATACGCAGACCGTTTATTACAGGCAGCAGCAAAGGCAGATAGTGCGTTGACGAAAATGTATAACGCTGGCTTATCAGAGGACGCAACCCAATTATTACGTCGTGGATTGACCGAATCGGTATCGTCCCAAGATTTCGCGGCAGTCCTGGACACAAGCGATTCGTCTTTTATATCTGAATTGACACGTGGTGCGAAAAATGATTTTGATTCCAGGGTTGCAGAACAAGAGGCAAAAATCAGGGCAAAATACCCAGACGCAGCAACAAATCCAATGGCTGAAAGACAAATGGTTCAGGAATTACGTAACCTGCCATCACGCACAGACAATAAAATAAATGTTGGAATGGGATTAAATATGCGTTACCCTGAAATCAGTGAAAACACAAAAAAGGGTATGCGTGCCTATGCAAGTCAGGTTTATAATGCGGCTATGATTCAGGCAGCACAAGGCGATTATGCTGGTGCTATGCAAACAAGAGCAGATGGGAACCGTGAACTGATATTTATGAAATACGGACAATGGATTCCACGCCATCGTTTTGACGAATTGGAAAGCGAACTGAAAGCAGGACGCAAAGCATATATCACAATCGGAAATTCACAATATGAATATCTGGGTGTATCACAAAATGACGTTATCTTAAAAGGGAGGTTTTAATGGCGGAAAATTACCAAGACCCAATCGTTGATACAGAAAATGAAACAACATTGGGAAACGCAATCGTGGCAGAAAATGATTTAGCACCGAACGACGACCCACGTCTTGACCCAATTTTACCGTCCCAAATGACCTCTGCACAGAAATTGCCATCGGACCACGATATGACAATGGCAGAAGCAATGCGTCAATATCGCATAACACAAACCACTATCGACCAACGTATCAAAGGTCCTGATACGCATTTTTGGGGAAATGCTGCAAAGGGCGTAAAAGATTTTGGAAAGGAAGTCGCTGCGTTCCCTGATAAATTCAATGCAGCCGTATATCGTGCTTTCAATGGGCACTTTTTCCCAGATATGACAGAGGACGAAGCGGTGCGTTTGATGGAAGCGTCAACACGCCTTGCGTCCCACGACCAACAAATGCGTAATTTACTTGCGTCATACGAGGGTGCAGACGATTCGATTGTGCGTCCGTTCTTTTCTGGTGCTGCACAGGTTATATCATATGGTTTGGTTGGTGCTTTGACTGGTGGTGTTGGTATCGGTGTAATGGCTGGCGTTCAAGAAGCAACCGATATATCGCAGGAAATGGCAGAAAAATATATGAAAGACAATGACGGT